GCTGTTGGTGTACACCAGTGACAGGTTAGGTGTGGCCGCCCCCATGACCGTGGAGGGTGTCAGGAAAGCCTGCACCCCAGCGCCGTTGGTGTAGCGCGGCAGCGTCACCGTGTTGTTCAGGGTCTGTGCGCCCGTAGTCGTGACCGTGGTGATTGGGTAGAAGCCAAGCAAGTCCACCAGCATCAAGACGCATGGGGCAACCGTAGCAGCGGCAGTCTGGGCCGCCGCGTTCAGCAGCACCTTGTAGCCGGTGCCGCCCCCGACATTCCCTCCATGGGGGATGCCAGTCGCGTTGGCCGTGGCGTCGGTCAGGGCTTGGAATGCCAAGTTGGTGCCGGTGCCCATGATGGTATCCGCGCCGGGGTTGCCGCCGCCGCGAAACAGGCTGTACCACAAACCCGCAGTGTGCGCGGTAGTGGCGAATGTGCTCTTTTGCCAATCGGCGCGGTAGGACTGACCTAGCACGCTGATAGCTGAAATCATGTCATCTTGCGATGTAAAGCCGGTCATATTAGTTCCAAGTTGTTTCGATGATCCCGTTGATGGGAGCGCCCGACAGGGTGCCGTTAGGCATGCAAATAAAATTGAGGTACGCGTCGTCCAGAATCTCAGGCATGGAAGCCATGTCTTGCCAGTAATCCACCTCGGTGGGGGCGTCGATACCGAACAGGCTGAACGTAGCCAGCGGCTTCACCATGACCAGCGAAAACAATCCCACGTCACCGATGCCGCCAATGGTTGCGGACTGTACCGAGCTAACCCCGCTGTCGCCCTGTTGGAGCGGCAGGAAAGGCCCGTTGTTCACGTAGGCGGTGCCCACTCGCTGGCTGTTCAAGATCGTGCCGTTGACAAACTGAGTAGACATCGTGGTCGATTGCGTCACGCGCCCCGCCACTCCTTCGCTATTGGTGTAGCTCACCGTGAACGGCTGACCGCCCGTGTGACCTGCTACCGTCACTGCCATAAGCTGCACACCCTTGCCGTCCACATACCGTGTTGGCGAAACCGTGTTATCCATGAACTGTTCGCCCAGCACCGACTCGTCGATGAACGGATAAAACCCGATGTAGTCCAGCAGGGCGCAAGACAAAGGCGCAGCGGTAGCGGTCACCGTCTGGGCCATCAACTTGCGCAAAAACTTCTTCTTCCCCAGTGGTGCTACGTTGCCGCCGTGCCGCAAGCCGCCGTCAGTGGACTGTTTCAAGGGCGTGAACACATTAGGGCTGCCGATGTAGTAGTTGGGCGCTGGATTGCCGGGGCTCATGCTCAGATCGAACCAGATACCTGCGCCCGTGGCTTGGGTGGCCTGCTTGCGCCATGAGGCGTACAGGTATCGCCCCGCGTCCTGCGCGTCGGTCAACTCACGAAGGTTGCGAAATCCCGCCATTACTCAGGCTCCACTTCTTCGACAATCTCCGCATCGCACAAACACGCAGCAACCTCCCGGCCTGCCGCCTTATGGTCGACGCGTACCAAGATGCCGCAAACCGTGCATGTGTAGCGGTAGATCATGCTTAATCGGCGCTGATTGACAGGGCCGCAATAGCGAACTGCGGCTGGATACCAACCGACACGTTCAGCGTGGAACTCAGCGCACCCGACACCATCATGGCGACAGCACCGGAAGCGGTGTCCACCACGGCAAAGTGGGTGATCGCGTTGGTGCCGACTGTACATTGTCCGAACTGGATCAGCGCGGCATTGGTGAATGGGTTACCACCACCTGTCCAAGCAGTTGCTTTGGTCAGCGCAATACGGGCATATCCGGTGTAGGTAGCCTCTGCCGCCAGTGATGCTGTCTCGCCGGGGTCGGCTGTGAACAGCGCGAGGTACTGGGTTGCGCCCGCACGATAGCTGGGGTCTGTGCCCTGCAAGAACATGGCGAGGGCCGCGATTTCGGTGGTGTTGGATAGTGACATGTTCGAGTCCTAAATTATCGGAAGGATGTAGCCCCAGTATTCTACTGATACTGTCGCGGTTCCGGTGGCCGTTTTTGCGGTAAGGAATACGTCAGTAGTTGGGCTTATTTGTATGGGCGGATCGTATGTGAAGTTGCTCACCCCGAGTAGCCCCGTGTATGCTTGGGCGGCCGAAAAGGGGGCGAACGGCGCCACTATCTGATCCGCGCGGTCCCGGGTTATTACCCGAATATCTATGGGTTTGTTGGAGTCCGTCGTTAGTATCGCCCCGGATATGAACCCGTAGTACCCCTGTGGTACGCAGAAGTGGGCGCTCAGTGTCTGGCTGTCCCCGGCAACACACTGCAATATGACTGTGCCTGCGCCGGTTATTTCGACCGTCAGGGTGCCTACATTCGCTCCACCGTAGGTTCCGACCGTTACAACTTCGAGTTTAGTGACTCGGGAAAAATAAGTAGCGGAGACGACGGGTGACAGCCCGGTCAGAGTAATAGTCTCTTGGACTTGGTTGAACAGGTAGTCCAATCCGGTGAGCATCACCGTGCGCGCGCCCGCTCCCGCAGCCGCATCCGCCGCACTCGTGGAATGTATCTGTACCGTAGCCGCCGCCATCGGCATGTATGGCTGGGCCAGCCCGACTCCATCAATCGACTCAAACACTGTACCAACTGCGCTGTTTACCCCGAACCGGCGTATGAATGTCGCAGTGGGCGGTAGGTGAGTAGTCGCCAATGTTGTTGGCGAAACCAGTTTGACTGGAAGCGGATTGCCCGTGCTGGTGTCTCCGTCGTTCACGCCGTCTGCGCCGTGGACAATTTTCACCCGTTGGTACTGCACTCCGCCGATGTCGTCGCATGCGACAGTAGCGCCGCCCGGGCCGGATGCTGGAGATACTACTACGTTGTCTGCCATATCAGTCGATCACAAAAACACCGTCGGCCGCTGTGGCCTCGGGGAAGTAGATTTCAAAGGGGCCGTTGGTGGACGACGTTTTCTGCGCCAGTGCCACGATGCCCACGGCCCTGTTGCCCTTGCTTGCGTTGTACACAAGCCCACAGCAGACGTCGCGCAAAGTTGCCCGTTCCCAGAGTGCGTCGTCGAACGTCAGGCATGCTGCCGATCCATCTTCCTCGACCCGCATCCCGGCGAGTGCTATTCCCCCCGCGCGGTATCCGTCGCCTTGAGCCTCGCCTTTGGGTGTGTACTGGGTCGTGAACTCGTCGATCCCGCATTTCTCCCCGTACAGGGCGAGCATGTACCGATCCGTCTCGGCATGTACGCCGCGCATGATCTCGGCTTTGTAGCTGGCACAGAATGCTGGGTTCATGCACCACCTCGGCCGGTCAGTTTGTTACTTGCCACGTTGGCGTCTTGGCCGCCCATTGGCTGCCCACCGGGGCCGGTTGCCCGTGCTTGGTCCCCGCCGCCCGAGTGGTTCACCGTGATTTCCTGCGGAGCCTGCCCCTGCTGGGCCATCATCTGCTCCTGCATTTTCTTCATTTCTTCCTTGATCTCCAGTTCCTCGTCGGATGGGACGATGGAGTCCACTGGCATCGATAGGCCCTTCGCCACCTCGCGCAAGATGTTCGCCCGACCCTGCATGCCGACAATTTCTGCGTCGATGGGGTTAGCCGTCGCTTGCAAGAACTCAACACGGTCTTGTTTCTCTTGAGCTTCGTCAGCGTATAGCATAGAGTCAGTAGCAATCTCAATGCGGAATGTACGCATAGGGCTGTCTTGCAACAGTTGAATTGCTTGTGGCACTAACTGTTGGTCTGTTTGACTTAACAACTCTGCACCACCAATCTTAATGATAGTTTCAGGTTGAAAGTGTTGGCAGATAATCTGTGCTTTAATCTTAAGTATTTGTGAGGCAAAGCGAGCCACTTCGTCTTGGTAAGTCTTAAGACGCAATGTAGCGTATTGACCTTTGATTTGTTGAGCAGTAGCCGTCTCAGACGCAACACTAGCACCACGAATGATGTCAGAGATACCTGTGATGTCGTAGATTTGCTGTTTAACTTGACCCATAGCTTGATAAGCCATGTTCAAGCCTTCAGCAATTGGCTTGATGTCTACTAGGTTAATTGCACCCTGTAATCCACCTTTTTCGCTAAATGCACCATAGTTCTTAACTGGCAACAGGGCATTGTTCTCACCTTCGGAAAATAGACGGGCCAAGGATGGCTCAGAAGCGTCATATACGCCACGAACCTTAAGTGCCTGAATGAATCCATCAATGCGGTCTGCCAGCGTGTCTAACTGACGGGCTTGGTCTTGATACAGAACAAAGTCAGGTACAGGAATTAGGCTGTCAGTTGTAAGGGTAGAGAACATTGGCTTTGGACATGGCCAAAAGTTTTCCAGCTTTAGTGGATCATCACGGGTATCAAGAATCTTGCCTAATGACTTGGATAACCATAGCACTTGACCGCTTGTTTTGTCCCAAATCTCGTATACAACAGCTTCGGATGAGCCTTCGCCCATCTTCTCATTGAATGACTTGGATGTTTCAGGCTTGGTGTCCAATGGGATTTTGTTACCCAATTCTTCACCGAAACGCTCAACCAATGCTGGGCGGCCCATGTAAACCTTACGCCATACCGCTGTTACTTCTTCCCATGTACGGGCAACAGTCAATCCAAAGTCACGCCAATGAACATAATCTACTGGAGCACACTCATATTCAATACGTTCCTGATCTTCACGAAACATACCGCCTTCGGTTTCAGCTTCGTCAATATCTTCAGTAACTTGTAGGCCATCATCGGGCATATCTTCGCCCATGCCACCTTCTTCACCAACAATATGTGGCTCGTAACGAACCCAAGCTGTGCCACGACCACCTAATAGGCGATCTTGTACTGATTGCTTCATGGCACTAGCGTAGTCACCATAATGCTCAATTTCGTATTCCAATGCCCGTTCAAGCATCATTGACGCTACACGACCAATTGGGTCATTGTCACGGAATCTACGGCTTACATCAGGTCTTGGTAGACGGGCAAATACCGCTGGGGTAATGGTTTGGACATTGCTCCACAGGATATTGAACTTAGCGTTAGGGTTGTTGCGACTGCGTTGGTCATCACGATAACGCTTAACAATCTTGTCTGATCGGCCTTCCCATTCCTTGAATGTACGCTCGTACTGGGCAATGGTGTTGTACCAATCTTGGTATGTGTGTTCCATATTTATATCCTGCGATTAACTATTTTAGGGGTTTCTTTCCACATCTCGTTCAGGGTTACATCCGTTTCCCCGACATGAAGTCCTTTAATCCTTGAATCTTTGAGAATAGGGCTGTCCTCATCTTTCCATACAATGCTGAGATAGCGGAACGCATCTGCTGAGTGGCTTGTCCAATCGTGCTTTGGGCGATCCCTAAATATCTTTTTATCATCATCCCACTCTCGTTGATATTGACGCAAACATTCGATTCCTTCTTCACATCTATTATCAAACCATGCTCTAGTTAATGCAAGCCTTGTTGCTTGTATTCCGTCTTGTAATGACAGGTTTGGAACGATTTTTAGATGTTTTATGTCAATTTTTGCAGAAATTTGTTCGATTATGCTCTTACCACCACTAGCTAGTGTTTTTGCTCTTGCGTCATGGGGCAAGTAATGGAAGCCGTATTTGTACCCAAACTCATCTTCTTTTTGTGCCAGCAATCCTGTGTAAAACGGAATGGCTTGACCATTGGATGAGTGGTGATCCAGTACCCGTATTTCACCATAAACCACCTGAAACCACCAAATGCTGGTGGAATCGTTGAATCCCAAGTCCCAAGCAGTATGGCAAGGGAACATTGGGTCATAGTCAACTGTAGTAATACGATCAAGGTCAGTAAGCCTACGCATCTCTTGGCCGTAGAACGCCCCAAGAATAGCGGCTTCAAAGCTACAAAGAAACTCTTGCTCGTACTGGTTATCTGACATTGACGCTTTGGCATCGTCTAATTCTGATTGTGGCAAAAGCATGGTTTGGTCTGCCCGTAACACTTTTGTGTACCAATTTGGCTTTTTGGTGGCTTCGTTGTAGATGTCATAAAAGGCGTTGTGGCCCTTTGGCGTACCAATAAATGTGGCCCAACCCAATCTATCTGCCAGCAATGGTCGTATGATTTCACCCCATAACGATGGCTTCATATCAGCCATTTCGTCAAGAACTACGCCATCCAAAAAATTCCCTCGGAGTGCGTCAGGGTTATCTGCCCCAAATAGCCTGATTCTTGCCCCGTTTATCAATTCCACCCACAACTCTGATTGGTTGGATTTGGTCATTACAGGCTCGGAAAAGCGTTCTAAATATCTCCACGCTACTGATTTGGCCTGACTGTAATATGGGGCAATATAAGCGTATTGGGCGTGTGGCTTGTTTTCTAGTAATGCTTTGACAATAAGATCGTTAATACA